ATGTGCGGAGATTTTAGGAACTACTGACGAGAAAAGAGTTTACCGCAAAATCACGCAAGCTGTCCAGACGCTTATGGAGTCTGGACATTGGATGCAATCCACTGCGGACGTTGATGTTTGCACAGGATGGGATGGTTGCACAATCGCTCTTCCCCGTGGAATAGACGTTCCCCTTGCGGTTAATGTAGATGGTTCCCCAGTCTACTTCCGCAATCGTCTATTCCAATATCATGTTAATAAAGGTGGTAAATTCAACACTGTAGAATGGGCATGGGATGACCGAGGCTATGTAGCAACCCTGATGCAGATCATCCAACCCTCGCAGTTGGTTGCCATTGCCGAAAGCGAAAATGACGTTGGCAAGATCATTCGCGTTACTGGAACGGATTCCAACAATCGAGATCTTCGTAGCCAACTCAAGGATGGAACTGGTGTTGATGGTTTGCTCATTCCAATCCATTCGCAATCTGACTTCGCTTATGGAACGATTGCTCCTGACGATGCCACTATTAGAACCCGCGAGGTCACTATAACCCCAATTAGCAAGTTTGCGTCCGCAATTCCTCACACGCTTGATTCTGGTCAGGGAATGGCTATTACTGCGATTTCTGGCACTATCCCAGTCCCGCTTTCCAATGGTCAGACGTACTACATTGGTGTTCTGGATGCGCTAACGATCCAAATCTACAACGATTCCCTCAACGCACAGGCAGGTAATTATCCGCTTTCCCTCCAAAGTATAGTAGGAGCAGGGCCATTGAAATTCCTAGATTCTAGGACTTCATTCGTTGTCACTGCTCTTCAATTCGCGTCTGCTCCTACTATCGAAATAACAACGGCAAATCCAATCACATTTCCATCTGGGCAAACTTTGCCTATTGGATTGCGTTCTGGAGTTACCTATTTTGGAAATCTGCTAGACGCAACGCACCTGCAAGTTTTTAGTTCGATCTCTGACGCACAAGCAAATGTTAACGAGGTTCACACTACTGGATCAACGAATCCAATCAACGTCGATATCCGAAAGGAAATCGTTCCAGAGACAAAATTGACATTCAGTATTGATCACTTGCTTACCCAAGGTGATCAAGTCCAAGTCTTCACCTCTGGGGGAACGCTTCCACAACCTTTATTGGCAAACCAAAACTACTTTGTTAACATTGTAGATACAAAAGCGGTTTCGATCCATACGACACAAGCGGACGCACTTGCATCTTCTCCTGCGAATTTTGTAAATCCAATTAAGATCACATCGGCTGGAGTTGGTACGATTTCGCTTATTAAGCTAATTCCAGCATCTGCTGTGGCTGGAGAAGCCAGTCAGATTACCGCACCGGGCCTTTCCATTGCGTCACCATCTGGAGCGGGAGCAAACTTCACTCCCATCGTGGTTGGAAGTGTTACCTCTGTTAACTTGTCTGATCAAGGATCTGGATACACTGCCGATCCTATAGTAACATTTTCCGCTCCTCCAGCACCTCCCTTGGGAAGCACGATTTCCGTGAGTACTGCGACTGGGTATGCTATTCGTAATTCGATTACCTACCAGTTGTCATCGATTGTGATCGATAACCCCGGATTCGGATACACAACCGCACCTTCTGTAACAATTTCCGCTCCTCCTGTATCTCCATTAATTAACATTACATCAATGGTTACAAATGGAATTACAGTTACTGTTAATACATCTGGAAATCATAGCTATAGAACTGGTGATACAGTCACAATATCTGGAGCAGATCAAGCCGCTTACAATGGAGATTTCGTTGTAACAGTATTAAGTTCCACATCATTTACATATCAGCTTGTTACTGAAATCGGACAAACAGTTTCTATTGTTTCAGGCCCAACTGGATTAGTAAGAGCAGGAACAACCGCAACTGCAACAACAACTGCTGCACACGGGTTTAGTCCGGGTCAGGTTATTGCAATTAGTGGTGCTAATCCTGATGGATACAATGGAAATAAAACGCTATTAACCGCATCTGGAACAACATTTACATACACTGTTTCCTCTAGTTTAACAACACCTGCAACTGGAACGATTGAAGCGTTTTCTTCTCCCGCAACTGGAACATTAAAGGTTAAACTAAAAACAGGCACTCAAGCGGTTGCAAATGCTACCATCCAAACTTCGTTTGTTATTGGGTTTACTCAAATTTCTGGTGGTTCTGGATATGTAAATGCTCCGCAGGTTGAAATAACTGGTGGTGGTGGATCTGGAGCGACTGCAACAGCAAATATTGCAGGTGGGGTTGTAACTTCACTTAATGTTGTAACAAGTGGCACTGGATACACAACTCCACCGACAATATCAATCACACCATCCACTGGTGTATTTGTTCAGTTCTCTTCGACTGGCACACTTCCATCCCCATTGCTATCTGGAACATCTTATAGGGCAGAAACTCCATTAAACTCGTCTACTGGAGTATTTACTGTTAAGAACGCTGATTTCAGCAAGATCAACATCACATCTGCTCCAACTGGAACATTCTATGTTGTATTATCTCGCGTTTTTGGAGTTGCATTTACAAACAAGTGGCTAGGTGATTTCACTAATTTAAGCACTCCAGAAACAATTTACTGGGGAACTGACTATTTGTTGCCAACAACTAGTCCTGCGATTGATAATGGTGCAACTCCAGCATATCTCAATGTATCATCTACATCGGTTGCTAGGGCATACACTTCACCTGCAAATGCCATTGCTGGTGGAACAACTGGTCTGATTAGTGTGGTATCATTCGGAACTGGTCAATCGTACTACGCAAAACGATTCTCTGTCTCTCCGCTTCCATACAACAATCTAATCCAACCCTCGTCCGTGCAGTTCTTGCAGGAAAATGAGACTGTGAAGTTTTCAACAAGCGGAGTTCTGCCTTCTCCTTTGGTTGCTGGAACGGACTACCAAGTTAGGGTGATTGGTGATAGCGTTAATGTATATTCTGCATCAGTATTGGTTCCAATCACAACCCCCGGCACTGGTCAATTGTCGCTCGATATCCAACGCACATTTACGGCATCCCCATCCACAAGCATCATTGCTGACGCTTCGCTTTACACGACAGGTCAATCGGTGACTGTACGAGCCGATTCTGGTGATGTACTTCCATCTGGTCTTGTGGCAGGAACGACATATTTTGTTCGTCGAATCGACAACGATGAGTTTGAATTGTACACTACCAAGTCACAATCTCAGAACCTAACTAGCACAACTGGTAGGATTTCATTTTTGACAAGCGGACTATCCACGGACAGCAAGTTCTTCGTTGATGCCATTCAAGATCCAATCTTGGTCAAGAGTGTTGCTAATATTCAAAAGCCAATCACGGATGGGTTTGTTAGTTTGTATGCAATGGACTACGGACGCAGCAACGATTTGACCCTGATTGGTCAATACCATCCTACAGAGGTCAATCCACAATACCGCAGGATTCGCATTGGCAAACCATGCGCGTGGGCAAGAATTGCCTATCGTATTAAGCCTCCAGTTATCACTTCAAAGTACGACTTTATCCCGATTGAGCATACACGCGCAATCATCACTGCTGTACACGCTTGTGATCTTGAGGACAAGGACTTTGCTGAACAGGCATTGCGTTACTGGGGCTTTTCTTTGGCATACCTGAAGAATCAGCAAGAACACCAAGATGGTCACGCCTTTGTTCCACCACAAATTAATTCTGAAACGTATGGTGATACATCTGATCCAGTTATGTTCTAGCAATGAAAAGTGAAAACATTACATCAGGAAGACTTAAAAAAGTCTCAACAGGATGGATTCAAGGAGTAAACTCTGTAAGGAACCCTTGGTCATTGCCTGAGAACCAATTCAAGTGGGGTGTAAATGTAACTGTCCGTGGTGGAATCGTGCAAACAAGGCCGGGGCATAAAATGCAACTCTCCCTTCCCGCTGGCAACTTCCAAGGTGGTGTTTTGTTTTCCTCTAACAAGCAAAAAGAAGCGGCTATCACACAAGATCGGGATGGGGTAATTACAACAACTCCAGCTAAAATCTTCGACGTGGATGGAAATGGTGTTGTTGCAAGCGAGTTGTCTTACATGGTTTTTGCTGTAAACGGAAACGTCTACTTCTCTCCATTTCCTCTAGTCCAGCCAAGCAACTGGGAAGATTTTCGGCTGAAAAACATTGCGATGTCACCAGACGTTGATCAGTTCGTGTTTGCACTTGCCACACGTTCAGCAAACCTATCGACTGGATCTCAAGAATTCGCTACACCAGCGCATCGAATTGTAATGATCCAAGATGGCATTTCATACCCTTCGTACTGGGATGGTGCTGATAAGGCGGGTGTTCAACTTTCCACGATTCCCGTGGGATACTGGATGGCATATAGCGGAAACAGAATGTGGATTGCAGATAAGAATATCGTACTTGCATCAGATTTAGGTGATCCAACCTCATTCCAAGAACGTACAACAGGCACTTCCCGTGGTGACTTCAGCTTCTCGCGTCCGATTACTGGCATGACAAGTTATGTTGGTCAAGATACGTCAACCCGATTGATTGTCTTTACAGATCGTTCTACCTTCCAGCTTAAATCAGGCATCCTTGATCGAGATCAATGGGTCACAACTGAAAATTTCCAATCGACACTTTACCCAACTGTCGGTTGCGTTGCAGGAAAATCAATTGCCTTCCAAGCGGGTCAGATGTGGTGGTACGCTCAGGGTGGTCTGATGACGGGTGATATTGCCGCAACATCGTACTTATCCTCGCAGGTGCTTTATAAAGACGTTGAGATGGCAAGGGCAAAAAGACTCATGGCAGCAGACCCAACAAAGATTTGTGCTACTGGATTTGAAAACTACTTGCTCTATTCAATCCCTTACTTGCAGACATTGAATTCCGATACAATGGTTATGGATTATGCCACCGCATCAGAATGGAGCAGTGGTGAAAATAGGTTCCCAGCATGGGCTGGAGTTTGGACAGGCACTCGTCCAGTAGAGTGGACTACAGGTGTTGTTGACGGGCAGTCTCGATGCTTCCATTTTTCTGTGGATTACGCAGCAACAAACGATGGTTCATTCAACCACCTATGGGAATCATTCCAACCAGAACGAGTGGATTCTTACCTTCAGATCAATCCAGACAAAACAACAACCACACTCTACAATCGGATTTATTCGCAGTTTGAAACCCCATTGCTTGGTGACGAGATGGATTTAAAGAAGTTTGTCTATGCTGAGATTGAATCGACGCAGATTGGTGGCACAGTTGATCTAAAAGTGTCCTACAGGGGCAGCAAGGGATCGTACAACTCAATCCTAGAGAAACGCATTCTGGCAGTCACTTCCGACTACCAGTGGGAAAATACACCATACGAATCGCAGATTAAGAATCTAGGTTTCCTTAACTCGCAATACCGAAGACTTACGACTGAATCCGCTCAACGCAATTCGCTTGTTTCAACTTGCGAGTCATACTTGACTGATGATGTCGATAAGGCATTCTCGCTACTAATCGAGTGGTGCGGTGAATTCGGAGTGGAGATTGTTAGACTCTTCATGGATCCTTGGCAGGAGAAATCCACAGGTGTTCCACAGGGTGATGAGACGCAATCGTGTGTTGTTGCACAGACTGGTGAAACCTTGTCGATTGATTTGCTTCCAAATCCATACGAGCAACAATCACCAAATGATAACTCATACAGCGCAAAGGTATGGAAGACAGTTACGCTAATCTGTGATGCTGATCCAACGAAATCGATTTCGGCCACGGCATCGGCAACATTTTTGTCTTACATTAGTTTTGAACACGCTCAAGAGGAGGCAGGAGTACTTGCAATGCAATCGGCAACCTCCGCTGCTCAACAATTTAAAGCGCAGAACCCTTGTTAATATGCCAAGCATCACCACAGCAACTAAAGAGGTCACTAGCTTCCCAAACAAGTTCATCTCCCCATTCGGTGATGATCCCGTGGTTCCAATTTACTCGTCAATCCCATTCACGACTGGTCAAAATAATTGCTTGCCATGCGCGGTGTGCGGTAGTAACTCTACTCGCAACAATATTCTGAAAGCACAAGCTGACAGATTTGCTAACTATACACAAACCATAGCCAATCCAGATGATATTCTGGTTGGATTTAATTAATAAATATGAGGCCAAAAATTGAATATAAACTTACTCCAAACGGAACTAATGAATTCTTGGAACTTGTTGATTTTGCTGAAGAATTCGATCATAAG